TCTAATGGCGTCAATTATATTGATGCTCTAATTGAATATGCACGTCAGAACGACTTAGAAATAGAAGCAGTCGCTGACATAGTTAAGAAGTCCTCAATCCTAAAAGAAAAGGTAAGAACTGAGGCAGTGAAAATGAAAATGGTGGTTAAAGATGAAAGAGACATCACGGAACTTTGCTAACGAGCAATCTTTTAAATGTTACATGAACTACATTGCTATGAAAAAGCATTTTAAGACGAATTACGATTATATAAAAATGGGTGGTAAGCTAAAGACACCATTTGAAAGTTTTCGAACACGTCCTGATGTATTCTTTTTCAACAAAGTTTCTGGTATGGAAGATTATGAGAATATTTTGTTAGCTAACATCATATCTAAGCCAGAAGTTTTCATAAGAGAAATTGCAGAGAGGGAAGGGCATGATCGCTATATAGAATGGCGGCGTATCCAAGAATCTCTGACAAAAGTGGTAAAGGATGATCTGAACCAACTAAATGATGATTGGCAATCCAACTTCGTTTCAGTTAAAGGTCAGCATCCTATTATCATATCATTATTATTACAGAAGCAAATAAAGTTTGAGACATTTACAATTCTGATACACGTAGCAAATATTTTTGCATACTGGGAGACGAATTTACTTGACAAAATCGTTGCTTATGATATAATTAAACAATCAAGAAAATATAAACCTTTCTTGAATATTGATGAAAAAAAGTTCGAGAAACTTATTCGAGAGCGGTTTTTCTGATATAAATAGAGAGTGGACTTGTTCCACTATACATCGCAATACAAACAATGCTATATAACGCAAAATTAGGAGATACAAATCATGGATTTTGACACACTCAAAAAGAATCGCTCAAGCTCATTGAGCAAACTAAACTCACAACTTGAGAAAATCTCAAGCAAGAGTTATTCAGACCCCAACGAAGGTAAATTCTGGAAGCCTACACGCGACAAAGCGGGTAACGGTTTTGCTGTAATTCGTTTCCTTCCACCTAAATCTGGCGAAGACTTTCCATGGGTTCGCTACTGGGATCACGGTTTCCAAGGACCTACTGGTCTGTGGTACATCGAAAACTCACTAACTACATTGGATCGTGATGATCCAGTATCAGAGTACAACAGCAAGTTGTGGAACTCTGGTGTAGAAGAAGACAAAGCAGAGGCACGTAAGATGAAACGCCGCCTCAAGTATGTCTCTAACATCTTGGTGGTTTCAGACCCATCAAATCCACAGAACGAAGGCAAGGTCTTTATGTACCAGTACGGTGCAAAAATCTTTGGTAAAATCAACGAGCTTTTGAAGCCAGAGTTTGAAGATGAGACTGCGGCTAACCCATTCGACATGTGGGACGGTGCAAACTTCCGTCTAAAGATTCAGAAAGTCGCTGGTTATCCTAACTACGACAAATCAAATTTTGATGCAACATCTGCAATTTCAGATGATGAGTCAGAGCTTAAGCGTGTTTACTCTGAATTACATTCACTACAGGAATTGGTTGATCCATCCAAATTCAAGTCATATGATGAGTTGAAAACAAAGTTTTACCGTGTGCTTGCACTAGGTGAATCTGCATCGTCACCTTCAACAGCATCTGATGTTGATGATCTTGACATGTCAAACTTTGGTGGAAATTCACCAGAGCCGACACTAAACGTAATGCCAGAGACGCAATCAGCGGCTCCTTCAATGTCCATGAACGATGACGATGATGATGATCTGTCAATCTTTAAGGAACTTGCGAATGGCTAATAAAACCTATGAAGAGGTTTTAGATTTTGACTTTGGTTTCAGCTTCATTGATGAAGAGCTTCAAGAGAAAGAAGCTGAAGCCAAGGTTGCTATTGAGAGAGTTAGCAGTGAGAAGCAGACGTTAGAAGACCAACTAACTGACGCTAAACTCGCGGCTGACGATCTTGAATATCGTTTAGAACTATTATTTAAATCGGTAACACCGTTCTTGGACAACTTATGTAAGAACTCTGAGAAATCAACAATTTATTGGCCTGATCGCGTAGCAAAGATTGAGGCTTATAAGAGTAAACTTAAATCTATAGTAGAAGGTAGTTAAATTATGAATGATTTATTGAACTCAATCGTCAGTAACAGTACGATTAAAATGACTGCCCCTATTATGAAGTCCAAGGTATATGGCAAGAAAGACATGGCTCCTACACAGGTTCCTATGGTCAACGTTGCTTTGTCTGGACGTATTGATGGCGGTTTGACACCAGGACTGCTAGTCTTAGCAGGACCTTCCAAACACTTTAAGTCAGCATTTGCCCTACTTATGGCTGGTGCTTTCATGAAACGGAACCCAGACGCAATTCTGATGTTCTTTGATGCAGAGTTTGGAACACCTCAAGCCTACTTTGAAAGCTTTGGTATCGACATGGAACGTGTAGCTCACATTCCAATCACAGACGTTGAGCAATTGAAGTTTGAGATGATGCAACAGCTTGATAAAATTGAGCCTAAGCATCATGGTAATATTGTTATGGTTATCGACTCTATTGGTAACCTAGCATCTAAGAAAGAGGTACAGGATTCACTTGATGGCAAATCAGTTGCTGACATGTCCAGAGCTAAATCTATCAAGTCTCTATTCCGTATGATAACACCACACCTTAACCTTAAAGACATCCCATTGATTGCGGTTAACCACACGTATCAAACACAAGAGATGTATTCTAAGGCTGTTGTGTCTGGTGGTACAGGCATTATGTATAGTGCGGATACTGTTTGGATTGTTGGACGTCAACAAGACAAGGTGGGTACTGAAATCCAAGGCTACCATTTCATCATTAACATTGAGAAGTCTCGATATGTTAAAGAGAAGTCTAAGATTCCAATCTCTGTATCGTGGGACAGTGGTATTATGAAGTGGTCTGGTCTTATGGAAGTTGCTGAGAAAGGTGGCTATCTACGCAAACCTAAAGTTGGTTGGTACGAAGCACTTGATCCAGAGACTGGTGTAATCCTTTCTGAAAAACTGATGAGGGCAAAGGAAATCGTTGACAACAAAGATTTCTGGCTTAACATGTTCGAAGAAACAAACTTCGGCAAGTACATCAAGGATTCGTTTACTATCGGTGCATCAGGTGCTATCATGCGTGATGACGAAGTAAGCCCAGAAGTTATCGATGAACTAATCGACGATAGCGAAGAATAATTTCCTTGACATTACACGTTTAGTGTAATATTATATACCTTAAGATGGCGGCTAATTTCATTGGTCGCCATCATGCAACTCAGACGTATGGAATTTGAAATGATAGAATTAACAGTATTATCCAATCTAGTGTTCAATGATGAATACTATCGCCGTGTATATCCCTATATAAAATCTGAATATTTTGATGATCAAGGCGTGAAGAAAATCTTTACTGCGTATAGTGACTACGTGGATGAATACAACTATGCACCGTCTGTCGAAGCGCTTAAGATTTGTATCGATAAGCGCAAGGATATGAATGAAGATAGTTACAAGCAAGTAATGTCTACAGTTGATAATCTAAAGCGTGACGAAGACACTAATACTGATTGGCTCGTTTCTGAAACAGAAAAGTTCTGTCAAGACAAAGACCTCTTTAATACTATTCGAAAAGCCATTCTAGTTATTGATGGTGAAGAGAAAGAAATCGACAAAGGTGCGTTGCCCCAGATGTTGACTGATAGCCTTGGTATCAGCTTTGATACCTCTATTGGTCACGACTATCTTGAGGACTACGAAAGTCGTTATGAATTCTACCACAAGAAAGAAGAGCGTATTCCATTCGATATTGATATCTTGAATAAGATCACTAAGGGTGGTTTACCACGCAAGTCTATGACTGTGTTGTTGGCAACGACTGGTGGTGGTAAATCGTTGGTCAAATGTCATGCGGCGGCTTCTGCATTGATGATGGGCAAGAACGTTGTTTACATCACCATGGAGATGGCTGAAGAGCGCATCTCAGAGCGTATTGATGCTAATATGATGGGTATCCGTGTTGATGAGATTAAAGACATGGACAAAGATACATACGCTAAACGTATGGAACGAATTACATCTAAGACAACAGGGAAACTTATTGTCAAAGAATATCCTACTGGATCAGCACATGCGGGTCACTTCCGTCATCTACTCAATGAATTAAAGATGAAGCGTAACTTTAAGCCTGACATCATTATGATCGATTACTTGAACATCTGTGCTTCATCACGCATTAAAGGTGCGGCGGCGGCAAACTCCTATACGCTAGTCAAGTCTATCGCTGAAGAAATTCGTGGTTTGGCTATGGAATTTGATTGTGCTGTAATCACATCCTCACAGTTTAATCGTGATGGGTATGGCAACTCTGATGTTGATCTTACTAACACCTCTGAGTCTATGGGTATTACTCACACTGCTGACTGTATTCTTGGTTTGATTACGGATGAAGAACTTGATAGCCTTGGACAGATTATGATCAAGCAATTGAAAAATCGTTGGGGTGATATTAGTTGGTATAGAAGGTTTGTTGTTGGTATTGATAGGGCTAAGATGTCAATCTTTGATCTGGAAGACTCAGCACAGTCTGGTATTCAACAAGGGCAGTCTACAGCAAATAATACACCAGTAAAGGCAGTTACACGCGCTGGGGTTGATGATCCAATATTCGACAAGACAACATTTAGTAATCCTAAGAATGGAAAGAAAAGCCTATTTGGCGCAGGGGGTATCACATGAGCTACGTTGTAAAGCAAGTCGGTAATAAGTATCACATTCACGAAACTGAGTGGGATGTCACTATCCCGCTTCATCTAACTAAAGTTAAAGCCAATCAAATGGCAAGAAAACTAAATCTTGGTTCTGGCTTTGGGGTAAGTCCTATCCCAATATTCTTCTGTGGTGAATTTAAATCAATTAACGTGTAGCTTATTATGAAAACAATTGTGAAAAAGATAGTGCTTACGAGAGATCGTATGTTGCTCTCCGCATTGCTGAAAGCAATGAATCGTTATATGAACCATCAACAGAAAATTAAGAAATATATTAATCCCAAATCACAATGGTCTGGGGTTAATAATACTGAAGATACTCTTATGCTTCAAGTTAAGAGAGCTTTAGAAAGACGATTGGGTTAAGACGTGTAGCCAGTCTCTTTAGTTAATTTTACTATGCAATGGAAAGGTCCGTCACCAACAATTCGTATGTCTCTATCTGCATATGTGTTATCTACGAAACCCGTAAATTCCAATGAACCTGAGTTTACGAAATAGTAATGACCGTGTGGTGCTACCCCATCCCACCTAGAAATGTCTACATGTTTATTGACTTTACAACCCCAATGGATTTCTTTAATCGTAACAGAAGCTGTGCCTGAGTCAAACGTTTCGCCAGCAGCGATAAGATCGGCTATAGCAATATCTACTGTATCACCAGATGAGTCTGTTACGTATACTTTAATTACTGCTTCGTTATGGGAACGTTTTAAATAATGAATACTAGACATTGCAACCTCTTTTTTATTTTATTTATAAATGACAAACTGTCACGGTTTCCTAAAACGCAATCCGACTATGCAATCTTAGCGTATCTCATGGGGTAGTATTTTCAAAAATAGGTGCTAAATATATTTGTAAGAACAAACGAAGCATTTATTTAAAAGGATTGATTATCAATGGCACACACATTATTCACCCCAAATTCCCAATCAAACGGACTGTCAATTGCGGCATACAAAGTAGTAACATTCTTCGACAGACTTGGAGAAGCAATGGCTAAACGTAAAGTAGCAAGAGATACTTACAAATCCCTACACCAACTAACAGACAGAGAACTAAACGACATTGGTATCAGTCGTGGTGATATTCGCTCTATCTCAGAAGACAAATGGCACGAAAACAGTCTTCGTGACACATACCCACATAATGTTCCTTCGAACCCAAATTTAAGAGGTTCTGTATAATGGAATTAGCAGGTAACACACCAGTAAACTTTAACATATTTAAATTGTTAAGCAGAGCATTAGTAATAACAGGAATGTTCCTTTGGGGTATTGGTGAGTCAGCAGGTCGTGCAAGAGCGGCATCAGAATTAGCTCGTATGGGCTACCACGAAGAAGCAAAAAGATTAATGTTGGAGAGTAAATAATGTATGGTGATATAGCAACAATGGGCGCAATGATTGGCGCAGGACTAGCAACATTTGGCATGGGTGGCGCGGCTATCGGTGTTGGAATTATTGTAGGGGCGGTACTTAAAGTAATGCCTAAGAAAGCAGACACAGGCACTATGTTTGTCGGTGTTGCATTCGCAGAAGCATTGGGTATCTTTGCATTCTTAGTAGCGCTACTATTAATGTTTGCTGTTGTTTAAATGGTAGGCGAACAGCACGTTGAGATATCAGCACAAGTGGTACAGAAGTTAGGCTTCTATATGTTTGTTGTAATGACCTCATTATTATTGATCTGCACAGCTTTTGGTTTCTATGCAGTAATTCAAAAATTTAACGAACCAAATTGGAAAGAGGCATGTATCGCAAAAGGCGGTGTGCCAGTTCAATTAGAAAGATCAGTCTTTGACTGTAAAAAGATGTAAGAAAGAGGAACAGAATGTTTACAAGATTTTTAAAACTAATGGAATATCGTAGTTACTGTTTGAGTATCAAACAACTAAGAGATATGGGCATGAATGATAAAGCCGACGAAATCTCTGAATTTAAACACAACATGTACAAAACAAGTTAGGATATAATATGAAAACACTTTATTTTTACGCAGTAATTTTTGCAACTATCTTTGGAGCCACATCATTGATGGCCTCAGACATTTCCGTTGATATGCTAAACAAGCGTGATGACGGAGCCAAAATGGTATACAGTGAAGACATCTCACGCATTGAAGTAGGAGATACAATCACTTGGTTGCCAACATCTAAAGGGCATAACGTAGAGTTTATTGCAGGTCCTGATGGTTGGGACGCACCAAAGAAATCAAAACTTGGTAAAGAATACACATATGTATTTGATACACCAGGCGTATATTTGTACCAGTGTTCACCACATAAATCAATGGGAATGATTGCTATTGTAGTTGTGGGTGACGGAGACAACGATATCTCAAAAGCCAAAGTAAAGGGTAAGTCAAAGAAGAAACTCAAAGCTTTGTTGGCTGAGTTATGATTGATCCAGATCACACCTATATAAAGCCTAAAGGCGAGAAGAAAAAAGGCGGCAAATAATCTGCATAAATAAAGAGGTAGGCGAAAGTCTACCTTTTTTCGTTTAAATGGAGATATATTATGGGAAGAATTAGAGATCGTGGTAATGATGGTGGTGATGTTTACAGATGGCAAACATTAGCTAGATTTGTAAATACAAACGGATGGAAACGTGGAGCAGAGCTTGGCATTCACGATGGTGTTAATTATAGATACCTTATTAACAATTGTCCTAACCTACATCTAATCGGTGTGGACTTATACGAAGCACAACCAGAGAATAACGGACCTGAGAAATGGACGCCAGGAGAAAATGGGCATCCGTGGAAGCATGAAGATTACTACGACAAGATGTTGTCTTTCTCAGTAGAAAATCCTGACAGAACTATGATTATTAAAGACTATACAACAGAAGCGGCTAAGGTGGTTCCTGATGGTACACTCGACTTTGTATTCATTGATGCTGATCATGGTTATGAAGGTTGCCTACGAGATATTAAAGCTTGGGATACTAAAGTAAAAGAAGGTGGTATTGTGTTTGGTCATGATATTCATTTCACTACAGTCGAGAAAGCAGTCACAGAATTTTATGGTGAAAACTCATGGAACGTCGAAGATGACTTTATTTGGTGGGTGCAGAAGTGATAGAGAAGAAGATAAGTCAGATATGGATAGGTCCCAAATCAGCACCACTTACTTGGATGCACACTTGGAGAGACAAACATCCTGATTGGAAGTATTCTATATTCGATGACACTATGCTGAAGTCTCGTAAATGGAAAAACCAACATCTTATTGAACACTACTACAACACTGGTAAATGGCCAGGAGTATCTGATTTGATTAGATATGAACTGTTATATGAGCAAGGTGGATTTTGGCCTGAAGCTGACATGACTTGCTTGGAGAACACAGAAGAATTGTTTACTTCACCAGAAGATCATGCATATTCTTGTTATGAAAACGAAAAGGGAAGACACAACTTTATTCAACCCATCATGGCGTGTAATCCAGAGAACGAATTTGTCAAGCATGTTATAGACACACTACATATATTGACACCACAAGAGCTAAGCCCAGAACCGTTTAGATCGACAGGAAATCTGTTTTTGGCACGTCATGTTCCACATTGGACACATAAACTTACTGTATGGCCTAGTCACTACTTTATCCCACTATTTTATATTGGTGGTGCTAAGAGGTATGACGGAACTGATAAGGTGTATGCTGATCATAAATGGGGATCGACAGGACACGCAAACAGCATAACATATGATAAGGGTATATAATGTACGTAAGCCACAAATACAAATTAATCTTTCTAAGAACACCAAAGACTGCAAGTAGTAGTCTGTCTGAATTCTTCATTAAGAATATTCCTGACCCTGATGCAATCTACACGCCAGTAGAAGACTCTAACATCCCACCAACTTTGAGTAATGAAGTTATCAACAAATACAAAATTAATTTTGCATACTATCATTTCACACTACAAGACTTGGTAGAAAATGGTATAATAACAAAACAGCAAGCACTTGAGTATAGATCAATTGCGGTTGTTCGTGATCCTATTGATAGACAGAAAAGCTTTTACTATTTCTACAAGAAATGGAAAAGCGTTGGTACGCCCCCATCCATCGAACAGTACAATGCATGGACATCATCAAAAGGTTCTTTCTTGGGGGAGCCAAACTCTGCTATTCTACAAAGTGACATACTTAAGTTAGATGGGGAAATTCGTGGAGAATATTGGTTGTATGAGAACATCGCAAATGATCTAAGTCATATGATGCGTGAGCTTAACCTACAGGTAACACATCCACTACCCAACCACAAAAATGATTTCAGAACAAATCGAGACAATGAGATCACATTTGACAAGAAAGCTATGGATAAACTACATGAAACCTTTGGCGCTGACGTACAGTTGTATGTCAAAACAGCAGAGGAGACTTTCGTATGAAGGCTTACATATTAAAGATTGATAAGAAGTTGTCACATGATTACGCCAAGACTTGTGCAGATTCTTGTGATAAAGTTGGACTACCTTGGACATACCATCTAGGGTACACCAATCAAACAGGTAAGATGGCCTTTGGAAGTCTTGGACTTGGACTACCATCAGAACCTTACTCTTACATTGAAAATCCAACCCAAGCACAGAAGGCGATGTGTTGTACTGCTGGGCATTTTGCAATATGGCAGAAAATCGCTAATGGCACAGATGATATTGGTATTGTACTAGAGCATGATGCTATAATGCTTCAGCCAATCTCATCCAATTATGTGCCAGAAAACACCATTGTAGTCCTTGGCTACAAGTTAAATGATCCGACAAGATACGATCATGTTGCTGCTGGCGCACCAAATGAACTGATTAGACTTGATGGGCATGAAGGCGCACACGCATATGCTATGACTAAAAGAACTGCTAAGTTTCTAATAGCAGAACTGCAAGAGAAGGGTATTCGAAGTGCTGTTGATAATGACTATTTTATACGTGGTCAACGTCGAACTGATATGCCACTTCATATAGCAAGCCCTACCCCAGCAATAGGATGGCTAAGAGAGTCGACTATTTGGGGTGTTTCTGCAAATAAAAACTATGATTTCATACCGTCCTTTCTCAAGTATTATAAATAAAAGAAAAATCAACATAAATGGATTCTGATATGCAAGAAGCTAAAGACAAGAAAAAGATCGATATTAAAGGCAAAGAGTTTGATTCCAAGAATTTGGTTGATGTTGAGCCTACACTTGATGAAGAACAAGTCGAAGAAAACTCTCTAATCGAAGCTGTTTGCGACGAAGAACTCCAAGAAGTTATGGATAGAATGCAACGCCGAAAGGCTGGCATCTCCGCTAGAAAAAATAAACATAAGATGAAACGTGGTCGTGAAAAGGCTATGCGCAAAACAGCTACTATGGAAGTGTTGAAGAAACGCGCTCGTAAAGCCGCTATCCAAAAATTGAAGGCAAAGTTCTCTAAGAACAGACGTTATGCTGAATTGGGTGCTGGTGAGAAAGAAGTGATCGACAAAAGAATTGCTAAAATTGCAAAAAGCAGAATTGAGATGATGGCTAAGAAATTAATTCCAGGCATCAAAATCAAAGAAAGACAGCGCAAAATGAACGCCAATGTAAGAGAAGACGTCAACGAGAATATCTGCGAATCATGCGGTTGTGATATGAAGATGCCAAAGAAAGAAGATTGCAATTGTGGTTGTAATACTCAAAATGAGGCTTTGGAAGAAGCATCATTCAAAGATCAGAAGGTTATGAAAAGACCACACATGCTATTGTCAGCAGACAAGAAGCCAAAATTAGATGCTCGTTTCCGTATGTTCAAGAAAAAGCCCATGGAAGAGTCTACAATGGTTGACGAACTCCTTGAGATCGCACAACTAATGGAAGCTACAGAAGCATTAGACATCGAAGAGATGGACGTTTCCGTCAAGTCTATTACGAAGTCTGGTTTTGGCAATCTTAAGAAAGCTAATAACTACAGCAAGCTTAAATCTGACATCAAGGCAATGAAAGATCGTTTAAAAAAGCATAAGGGTATGAAACCTCTTAAGGCTGGTTACGAGTCTGTTGAAGAAGAAAAAGATAGTCTTGCCACACTTGCTAATAAAGAGCAAGACGATAAGAAGAAAAAGGGCGAGATTAAAAGAGTACCTAAAAAAGATGAAGATGAAAAGAAAAAAGACCTAGATGCGGCTTTTGAATCGTTCATCGAAAGCTGTGGTGCTGGAGAAGAGGGTACGCCAGAACTTACCAAGAAGCTAAAGAAAGACACACCAGATGCGTAATTTTAAAACATTCCTAGAAGCCAAAGACTCAGGTGAATACGATCAAGAAGGTGGTATGGCTAAAACTCAATTGAAGACAGCTATGGACGCATCACAAGAATTAATTTCTATGCTTGGTGACGATGACAATATGCCAGAGTGGGCGCAGAATAAAATCACAAAGGCGGTAGATTATTTGGATTCTGTACGTGATTATATGAAGGGTTCTGAAGATGGCTGATAAAGACCCAAGATTGGCTAGGGCAGGTGTTTCTGGTTTTAACAAACCAAAAGGTACTCCAAGCCATTCTAAAAAGTCTCATATCGTTGTTGCTAAAGATGGTGATAAAGTAAAAACTATTCGATTTGGTGAACAAGGTGCTTCTACTGCTGGTGATCCTAAAAAGGGCGAATCTGACAATATGAAAGCCAAAAGAAAGTCTTTTAAAGCACGTCACGGTAAAAATATTGCTAAGGGCAAGATGTCAGCCGCGTATTGGGCTGATAAGGTCAAGTGGTAACAAAATTCACCAAGTGGTAACATAATTCTTATAAATAATAGTAATCTTAACGTAATAACACAAAAACCAAAGGGAACGTCATGAAAAGTTTCAGAAAATATATGTCAGAGGGTGGTCTTGACCCAGTGAATAAGAAGGCTCTGAAGGGCAAGCACAAGGATCGTAAAGACGGAGACATCGATAATGATGGAGACGTTGACTCATCTGACAAGTATCTACACAAACGCCGCAAAGCTATTTCTAAAGCAGTGACTAACGAAGAAGCTGAAGAAATCGAAGAAGGTGAGTCTGGACTGTGGGCTAACATCAACAAGAAACGTAAACGTATTAAAAACGGTTCTGGTGAAAAGATGCGAAAGCCAGGATCAGATGGCGCTCCTACTGACCAAGCTTTTAAAGATGCGGCTGAATCAGTCGAAGAAGGAACTATTACATGTCCTAAATGCAACGGCAAGGGCTGTGAACATTGTGATGGAAAAGGCACTCATACTGATGACCAACAAATCGATGAATTTGTAGGTAAAGCCATTGGTGGCGCAGTGAAGATGATTGCTAAAGGTGCGAGAAACGCCGTTGTCGATAAACAAGGCAACGTCAGAGGAACAAAAGCGGCTAGGGCTGACTCTGCGGAAGCTAAAGCCAACAAGGCAGAGAAAAAGGTAAAAGACGCTAAACGCATTAAAGACGCACAAGCAAGACTTGCCACTGCTAGAAAAAAAGCACAAGAAAAATAACTAAACATCACAAAGTACCTTTAAAGGAGAATTAAAATGGCACTATGGGGCAAAACAGACGCACTAGCTTCCGTACCGACTTGGTTGGAAGACAACGCGGCTAACACAAACAAATCAAACGACAGAGATAACGCAATCTTTGTTGACCTTACAGAGGCTGGTATTGCTGGCAACCGTGCAAAGGGTATCACTGGCCCAGGTTGGTGGTTGTACCACACAGATGGTGGACGTCATCACGCTGAATGCCTAGTACCTATGAAAGTAACAGCAGTTGCTGCTGGCGACTTGGGTGTTACTGGCGATACAGCCGTTGAAGATGCTATCGTAGCTGACGCATAAGAGTAGTATATAGATTATGATATTAACAGAATCAACCTTTCTGTTGTTTGCCTCAAAATATTACGACAATCCTAATTGTGCTGATATTGTAGAGTTTGACGAAGATTTGAAAAGATTTCAGTACCTACGGAAGTTATTTGGTAGGTACAGACAAGATAATGACTTAAAAGAAAGGTTGATTCTGAATCATCTTATTGTAATTTACAATATATTTGGTCCAGAAGCTACTAACATGTTGTTTATGAAACTTCATGATTATCACGAATACCTAAAACCGTTCGTGGTTTATCTGAACTTCATGCCTACTGTTGTTGTTTATGATGATGTGGTTATCCACAAAGATAACATTAATGCAGACGAAAAGATAAGCGAACTGCTTAAAGGAATATAAGAAAATGGTAGTTGATCTATTTTTAGTATATCAATTTGTAAGACGTCTTGCTACCCCCTTTGAAAAGTGGGATGCGTTTGAGCAAGGTGTTATTGATAAAGATGGTAAAGTATTAATCAAACGTAAGAAATTTACTACAGCCGCACAACGTAAGTCGTGGGGTGTGTTTGATATTATGATTGCCAATCTAAAGAAAATACTAGCTAAAGTTCCAGGTGGTAGCTCACGTCTTGCATCATATGCGGCGGCACTCTACCTGATTAAAGAACACAATCACTTTACAGATGAAACACTTCTTAGTGAAGATATGACTGATGAGCAATTGCATGAATCATCATCTCTATTTAGTGACTCATATCTCAATTATATTATGTTAGCCGAAGCTGTCAACCCCCAAGATGAAGCTTTTGGTAGAGCAAGACTTAGACAGAACTTGGCTAAGATGGGGCATGACGTAGATAAAAATCATTCTCGAAACGTAAAAGATGCTAGTGCGGCAAAGAAACGAGCAAGTGTGGCATCTAAAGATTTAAGTTCTTACAGAAAGAAACATGGTTTAAAAGAAGAACCAGCCAATAACGTGGGCAGTGGAAACATTGCTGGTATGGATGGTGGTCACATGTCTAAGGCACAGCAAAAAGCATGGACTTCTAAAAACAAATCAAAAAAGAAAACACTTAAAGATATGATGAAGGACAAAACATGATTACACTAGAACAATTCAGTGCGATGATCCCTAGCAACAAAGACCCAAAACCTTGGTACGATGCCGCTATTCCTATGTTTGAAGAATACGAAATCAATACCGTTAATAGAATTGCTGGTTTCATGGCTCAAACATCACATGAGTCGAGAGACTTTACAGCATTAGTCGAAAACCTCAATTACAGTGAGAAAGCATTAAACTCAGTGTTTGGGCGTTATTTTGGTAAAGGTAAGAGGGACGCAAAAGATTATGCAAGAAATCAAGAAAAGATCGCAAACTACGTCTACCAAGATGAATTTAGATCAAAACGAGGTGCTTTGGGAAACACATCTCCCGGAGATGGCTGGTTATTTCGAGGCAGAGGTATTAAGCAACTCACCGGGCGTAACAACTATGCCGCATTCGGAAAAAGTGTGGGCATGTCAGCCGAAGAATCTGCTGAATATGTAGCGACTGAAAAGGGTGCTATGGAAAGCGCATGTTGGTTCTGGAAGACTAATAAACTTCAGAAGTGGGCTGACAAGGGTGACAACAAAGGCTTGACAAAGGCTATTAATGGTGGTACAATCGGTCTTGCTGACAGAAATTCAAGATGGGATAACTGTCTTGCTGTTATGGGTGGCAAAGTACCCACCAAGAAAGCCTCTACTAAATCTTCTGGTAGTCGCACACTTCGCAAAGGTATGAAGGGTGATGATGTAGCTAAGATGCAGAAAGCACTAGGAATTAGTGCAGATGGTGACTTTGGGTTTGGAACACAAACTTCTGTCAAGAAATGGCAAAAAATGAATGGTTTGGTGGCAGATGGTATCGTAGGACCTGCAACTCAAGCTAAAATGTTTAAATAATATAAATAGAACAATAAACAACATAAAGGAGATAGAAATGTCTTTAGAAAAAATCGTGCAGACTGCATTAGCAGAGCAACCAATCGAAATGAAAGAAGCATTTGACGAAGCAATGAAAGAACGCATTGCGGCGGCTTTGGAAGAAAAGTATAAGAAGATGGCTGAAAAGTCAGACGATTCTGATAAATCTGACGAAGATGATGATGATGACGATGACGAAGATGATGACGATGAAATGGAAGAAGGTAAACTTCCACCAGCGCTTCAAGCGGCTATCGACAAGAAAAACGGCAAAAAGAAAAAAGATGACGATGATGAGGATGATGCTGAAGACGAATAGTCTTTAGTCTAATTACATTATGCCATCTTTTGTATACTTTGGAATAATCCTTATAGCCTTGGGTGGTGCTGGTAGTATTTACTACAAGTCCACCCAAGCTACTATTATGGAATTGACACAGTACAATGCTACCTTAACAGCACAGGTAGAACAGATAGCAGAAGTAAACGAAAAAAACCTTGCAACTATTGCTAGTATGCAAGAGAATTTTGAGAGGCAACGTCAACAATTTGATGAGCTTCAAGCGTCTTTCACTGAAATACAATCACAGAAAAATGATTTGCAGAAACGTCTAGGTAAACACGATCTAGGCGCACTTGCTGTTGCCAAACCTGGCCTTGTTGGTCGAGTTATTAATGGCGCAACAGCTAAAGCAAATCGTTGTTTTGAATTGGAAACAGGTGCAGAGATAACAGACAATGAAAGGGAAGCAAAAAATGCAAAAGCGTTTAATAGCGAGTGTCCTTGGATTTACGATGATCTTGTCTCTAGGGGCTTGCTCAGCACGGAATCCAGTGGAACCGCCACCACGAGTGATAACTGAGACTGAGTACGTACAGCCAAGCAAACCAATAGTACCCACAATCAATCCGCTTAGTATGCGAGAAATTGAGTTTATTATTGTCACACCAGAAAATGTAGAACAAGTGTTTGAAGATATTAAGTCTGATGACGTGGTTATATTTGGTGTTACAGATAAAGGTTATGATGACATTGCCTTAAATCTTGCTGATCTACGTGCATATATTCAACAACAGAAAAAAGTAATTGCTATTTATGAGTCTCAATACGACGAATAGGGGCGTTATGACATAGCAGGTATTC